GGAGAGAGGAGATCCCTGTGCCCCCTACCTGCACAAACTGTCAGCAAAACTAGTTTTTATTTTTGCCATAAGTTGAGTTTATCTTGGTTGGTGTGTATATAATTGTTTTATCAACAAAAGTTGATAGTTCAAGAGAGGGACTTAGAAAATGGAAATTACACATAAGAATCAGACTTACAAAATTGTTCAGATTAAAACAGCGCCTGATAATTTTAGAACGCAACTTGGCTGGACACACTTTGCAGAAGTTAAACGACCAAATGGCAAGAAGTCATATTGGGCAAATATCTATATCGTTGATGGTGTAATCGTTCAGTCAAAAGTGATCAACTGATGCAAACAGCAAAAAAAACAATCAACAAAATTCAGGCTGGTGATGTAGTGGGTATCACGTTTAACTGGCTGAACTACACAGATCAATTTTGTGAGGAACTAGTCACAGTGCTTGAAGTAGAAAAGACAAACCTAATCAATGATGAAGGCACTGCTTGCAGAGGTTTCTTTTATAAGGTCACTTGCTCTGATGGCAATACCTACAAAATAACCAGTGGTAAAACAGAATTTTTTATTTTTAACTAATAATCAAAGTTCAAGAGGAGGACTTATGAAATCAGCAAGAAGAAGCAAGTGCATTCATTGTTCACGCAAAATTGTTGAGCGTGAAGCAGATCAAGAATATGTTAATGAGTACGGCGCAGGTAGTTTGGTTTGGTTTGATACTGTTGAGTTTCGTTCAATGTGTTTGATCAATCGTTACAGCACTAGTCACATCACTCAAAAGGAATGGGATTCTTGCTTATGAGTGCAACAAAAAAACTTACCGCAGGTGTATTTCAAGTTGTCGGCACTGATTATGCAGTGATGAACGATTCTCACAAACAATGGTGGGTTGCCAAAGTTGTTCATGGGCTGGTCAGTGTTGAAAATGATCACAGATATTTTGTGCAAGGTTCACGAAATGAAGCGATTGAATATGCCAAAGAATTGCAGATCACAGAATGAAACTTCGCAGAGCGTTTAGCGAAGTTGCGCCTGTTGCTTCTGGTCTTGTCTCACACTTTGAGGCGCAGGGTTTGCTCGTTGAGGTTGGTGGTTCGTTTCGCAGGCGAGCAGATCAAGTTGGCGATCTTGACATTGTGGTTCAAGCAAACTCACTTTCAGATATTGTTTTGCCTGAAGAAGTTTTCTTTGAGCGTTTAGGCGAGCAGGCATCTCATGGCATTATCGGTTTGAACGGTGACGCTTTAGGCGTGGACATTTGGTGCGCTACGCCTCGCCAATGGGGTTCGTTCCTTTGGTACATCACAGGTTCTAAAGAGTTGAATGTGTTGATGCGTCAGAAGGCTAAGGCTCAGGGTTTGAAGTTGTCGCAGTTCGGTTTGTTTCGTGGCGCAGAACAGATTGATGATGGCACTGAGCGTGGTGTCGCTGACGCTTTGGGGTTTGATTGGGTTGAGCCAGTTGATCGGCAGAAGTTTGTGCGCCAACAAGTTATCGCTGATGCGATATATCAAGTTGCTTCTAGTTCAGGCGACAGATTTTACGATGTGTCTCAAACCGATTTGGGCTGGTCTTGCAGTTGCCCACATAACACCTTCCGAAAAGTTGAGTGCAAACACATCAAGCAGATTCTTGTTACAAGTTCTGTTGCAGCGTGATCTTGTGCCATACTAAATAAATGGGTGGCAAAGGTTCAGGCGGTTCTAATCGTAAGCCTGTTGAGCGTAAACGGCGCATAGGTAATCCTTCAGGGCGGAAGTTGCCTGAGGTTGTGGCGCTGGCTGAGATCACAATACTTGCTTCATCGCATATCCCTGAACCATTTAGACCGTTGGGGGTTCAAGGTTTGAACTTGTGGAATCAGGTCTGGCAGTCAGGTGCGAGTTGGCTTAAACAAAATATGGATACCGAACTCGTTTTAATGTTGTGCGAAGCAACAGAGGAAAGAACACGCTTGAGGGTTATGTTGCAGAACGATCAGACTTTGTGGCGTGAACGGCGTGCACTGCGTGAAGTAGATCGCCAAATCATTACACTATTGGGGCAAGTGGGGTTCAGCCCATCGGAGCGAGGATTGTTAGGAACAGGTGAAACAACAAAGCACGAGTTCAGCGACTTACATAAACGGATTGCCGAAAAGCGTTCAACCAGCAGATAAGTGGAAGCCTGCGTTTTATACTGCACGCAAAAATGTTTCAACTGATGGCGATGAGATAATTGATTTTGCTGAAAATTATTTTAATGTTCTTAAAGGTTTCAGATCAGGTGAGCCTTTGCAGTTCACTAACTGGCAGAAGTGGTTGCTTCGTTCACTTTATGAACGTGATGATGTAACAGGGCGTTTGCGTTATCGGCGTGCACTAATTGGTTTACCTCGCAAGCAAGGCAAAAGTTTAATGCTTTCTGCTGTTGGTGTTTATGGAATGATTGCAGGCGAATCAGGTTCGGAAGTTTATGCGGTAGCAAATGACAGGCAGCAAGCACGCATCATTTTCAATGAGGCGAAACAGCAGATTGTTAATAGTCCTTTGCTTAATGCTGAATCAAAAATTTATCGTGATGCTATTGAAATGCCACGCTTCGGTTCTGTGTTCCGTGTTCTCTCATCAGACTTCAAAGGTCAGGCGGGATTGAATCCATCACTCGTTTTATTTGATGAACTCTGGGGACAGTCAAGCCACGACCTTTATGATCAAATGACTTTAGGCTCAGGCGCACGAATAGAACCTCTGACAATCAGTATCACCACTGCTGGCTACGATTTAGATTCACTCGCAGGCAAGTTGTATCAATACGGTAAACAAGTTGCATCAAATGAGGTTGATGATGACTCGTTCGGGTTTTGGTGGTGGGAAGCACCAACAGACTGCGCTATTGATGACCGCAAAGCGTGGCGCATAGCAAACCCTAACCTTGCAGAAAAACTTCTTGACCCCGATGATCTTGCTGTTGCTGTTAAACAAACTTCCGAGATGGGTATGCGCCGTTGGCGACTGAACCAGTGGGTAAGGTCGCAAGAATCGTGGCTACCTGTGGGCGGTTGGGAACAATGCGTGTCCGATCTTGATCTAAACACGACTGAACCTGTCTGGATTGGGATTGATATGGCACTAAAACATGACAGTATCGGCGTGGTTATTGCTCAACCACAAGGTGAAAAAGTTGTTGTTCGTGCAAAGATTTGGCAACCAAGTTTAGAAGGCGTTGATGTTGCTGACGTTGAAAAGTATTTGCGTGAACTTCATCAGACTTATCAGGTGCAAGAGTTCGCCTACGACCCTGCCTACTTTCAAAGAAGTGCAGAAGCGTTAAGCGATGATGGTTTGCCGATGGTTGAGTTTGGTCAATCTGCTGCACGAATGATACCTGCTTGCGGTAACGCCTACGAAATGATTGTGAACAACAAAGTGGCACACGATGGTTCACCAACATTCACAGATCAAGTCTTGTCAGCAGCGCAACGCATGACTGATACAGGGTGGCGTTTAAGTAAAGGCAAATCAAGGCGCAAGATTGATGCTTGTATTGCTATGGTTATGGCATTAGATCGTGCAACAACTAGAGCGACAGCAGTTATACAACCTTCAGTACTGGACATTTGGAAATGATGAACAAACAAAACATAACTACAGCGATGGAAATTGTTGGTGCAATTCTTGTTGTCGGTGGCATCGCAACATTTAGTGTTCCGATTGGTGTTATTGTTTTGGGAATAATTTTGATTGTCGCTGGAGGCTTTACAGTATGAGTTTGTTTCGGAAGTCTGAACAGCGTGCTTTGCCGACTGCGATAGACCCATATCAAATATCGGCACGACCTTACTATCCGAACTATACAGGCGAGATCGTAACTGAATTAACAGCGTTGGCACATAGTGCAGTTATTTCTGCTGTAACTATTCTTGCAGATTCTATTGCTGCGATGCCTCTAGAACTTACTCGCACTCGTGGTGGTCGCATAGAAAAATTGCCGACACCATCAGTTCTGCAACGCCCGAATGATCGGCAAAATATGTTTGAGTTTGTTCATCAGACAATGGCAACTCTTGCCTTGCATGGCAACGCATACATTTATGCACCGCAGGGTTCAAATGGTTTGCCTTTAGAGATGCGAAACATTCACCCGAAAGCGATTAACAAAATTGTTGAAACCGACACAGGCGAAATGGTTTATGAGTTAGGCAAACAACAATATTCAAGCAAAGACATTCGTGCGATTCACTGGCTGATTTTGCCGAATCAGTTGCGTGGTGTTTCACCGATTGACACAATGAGAAACACAGTCGGTATGGGTTTAGCGATGGATAGATTTTTAGCGCAGTTCTATGGTGAAGGTGCAACACCATCATCGGTTTTAGAAACTGATGGTGCACTAACACCTGATCAAGCAAGACAGATAAGAGATTCGTGGGAGGAATCACACTATAAACATCGTAAGCCAGCAGTTTTGCAAGGCGGTTTGAAATGGCGACCGATAACAACTAGTGCTGCTGATATGCAAATGCTTGAACACAAGGAATCTATTATTCGTGATATCGCTCGTGTCTATCGGATACCGTTGCATTTAATTATTGGTACAGGTGGCGACTCGCAGACATATCAAAATCTTGAAGCAGTAGGTTCAGCGTTTTATCAATACACTTTGCTCGGTTGGGTTCGTAGATTAGAAACAGCGTTTAGTGAAATGTTGCCACTAACACAGCAGGTTCGTTTCAATGCTTCAGAGTTTTTGCGAGCAGACTTGATGACTCGTGTTAAGGCTCAGCAGTTGCAGATTCTTTCGGGCACGATGACACCGAACGAGGCACGAGAGATTGAGAACCGTGAACCTTATGAAGGTGGCAACGAGTTTGTTGCACCTTCAATTACACCGAACATCGGCACTGATGCAATACCACCTGAGAAGTAGGAATCATTTATGATCTCAAAATCTGTATCGGTCACAACTTCACCGACTTTAATCATGGCAGCAGACAACCAACCTCGCACCTGTTACTTGCACTCAACAAGCGGAAGCACATATTTAGGGAACAGTGCAGTGAGTTCATCTAATGGTTTACATTTACCAAACAATCAAACGATAACAATTATTTTACCATTCGGAGAAACTTTGTATGGTGTCGCTAATACTGGCACAACCGATGTTCGTATTTTGACACCTGACTTGGATTGATATGCCTTACGAAGTAATTATGAACGCAGAAAATTGTGACGGACACGCCGTAGTAAAAGTTGGTTCAACAATTCCTGTAGATGGTGGCTGTCACGCTACACATGAAGAAGCATTAGATCAGATGACAGCACTAAATATTGCTACGGCTGATGAACGCTCGCAAAGAAATGAGCAGATGAACGCAGCGATTGATGAGGCAATCAATTTGTTGATGGCAGCGAAGGCTGCACATATGGAAGGGCAAGAAGAATTAGAAGATGAAATTGAAGATGAAACAATGAATTTAAGTGAGATGGACGATGATGAAGAATACAGGGCAGTGAATCTTGTTGCGCCAGCATTTATGCGAGCCAGTGCAAAGCGTGGGCTTGTGTTGCATGGTGAAGGTGAATCAGGTGATGGGCTTGTGTCTGCAACTGTTGCTGATGCACGCCGTATGGCAAATGGTGAAGCGTTGAGCGAAAACAAGTGGCGCAAAATATCGCCGTGGATTGCTCGCCATATTGTTGATCTTGATGCTGTGCAAGGTTCAGAAATTACTGCTGGACTTGTGGCGATGTTGTTGTGGGGTGGCGGTGCAAGCAAAGCAAGCGCACGAAGAACACAGGCATACGCTGAAAGAATTGTTAGCCAGTTAGAAAATGAGACTCGTGCGCCTGCACCTAAGAAAGATCAGATTCAAGGCAGCGAAAAAAATCCTGAGGGTTCAGCGCAAGGCAAAACAGGTGGCATCGTTCTTAATGAAGCAACCAATAAAGCGTTACAAAACAAAGTGCAAGAACATAATGACAAGATGAAAGAACGCAACCGACCTGACTGGACTCGTACAACTCTTGGCGCTTTGAAATCTGTGTATCGGCGTGGTGCAGGTGCGTTCTCAACATCTCACCGACCAAATGTGGGCAGGGCACAGTGGGCGATGGCAAGAGTGAACGCATTTCTGTTTCTGTGCAGAACAGGTGCGCCAGCGAATCCAAAATATGTAACCGATAATGATCTGTTGAAACCTTCTCACCCGAAGTATTCAAGCAGTAGCAAAGATAACTAAAATAAACTATTGTGAGGTAACTATGACTGAAACATTTAATTGGATTGCTAAACCGATTGACGAGAAAAGAACTATCGCTTACAGCAACCTTGAGATGCGTGCCGAAGGCGATGGCAATACTTTGGTTGGTTACGCATCAGTTTTTGATTCACCTTCTGAGCCGATGCCATTTGTTGAATATGTTAGGCGTGGTGCTTTTAGTAAAACTATTAACGATGGCGCAGATGTTCGCCTGCTGGTTGATCATGAAGGCGTGCCACTGGCAAGAACCAAATCTGGCACACTCGTTCTAGAAGAAGATGAACGTGGCTTGCGAGTTGAAGCAGACCTAGACCCAAGCAACCCTGACGCTGCAAGAATTATTTCTGCGATGAAACGTGGCGACCTTTCACAAATGAGTTTCGCTTTTCGCACCATCAAAGATTCGTACAATGCTGATCGTTCTGTGCGTGAACTTAAAGAAGTGCAACTGTTTGATGTCAGTGTTGTTACCTTTCCTGCTTATGAAGAAACTGTTGCCGAGTTGCGTTCAAGAAATGAATCTGTTACTATCGCACCGACTTCACTATTGCGTTTGCGAAAATCGCAGATAGCGGTAGAGAAGTTACGCAGCCGTTAAGCAGCCGACCCGATTGGGTCACTACCTCTAACACTCGGATAAAAAAATAAACCGATTGACCATAGGAGGTCACAATGTCATTTAGTAAATCACTTATTGAAAAGCGTGATGCTGCACTTGCAAAAGCAGAAGCAGTTGTTGTCGCAGCACAAACAGAAATCCGAGAACTGACAGTTGAAGAAGATGCAGATATCACTTCAACTCTTGCTGAGGTTCGTTCACTTGATGAGCAAATTGAAAAGCACTCTGAACTTGAAAAGCGTTCAGCAGAAGCAGCAGAACTTCGCAAAGAAAAAAAGTTTGATGTCGCTGTTGGTGGAACAGTCGTAAAGTCTGAGGCACGCACATACAGCGCACAAGCAGAATCATCTTTCTTGAAAGATGCTTACGCAGCACAGTTCAACAATGACTTCTCAGCGCAACAGCGTTTGGCTCGCCACATGAACGAAGAAAAGATTGAACGCCGTGATGTGACCAGCGCAAACTTTGCTGGACTTATCGTGCCACAATTCTTGACCGAGTTGGCTGCGCCGTTCGCTCGTGCAGGTCGCCCGTTCCTAGATGTTGCTCGCAAACATCAACTACCTGATCAAGGTTTAGTTATCAGCATTAGCAAAGTAACAACAGGTTCAGCAACGGCAGTTCAAACTGAAGGTGCTGCTGTCCAAGAAACAAATATGGACGACACGAAACTTGATGTTTCAATCGTTACCGTTGCAGGTCAGCAGAATGTTTCACGCCAATCTATTGAGCGTGGCACGAACATTGATTCACTAGTTATGGCTGACCTTGTTAGTGCATACCACACGAATCTTGATTCGCTGTTCGTAACAACAAGTGCAACATCACTAACCAATGTGATCACGCAGGTTGTAACTTACACAGACGCATCGCCGACTGTGCCTGAGTTGTACCCGAAGTTGGCTGATGCAATTCAGCGAATTCAAACAAACTTCTTCGCTGGTCCGAACTTTATGTTGATGCACCCACGCCGACTTGCTTTCATCTTGGCTTCACTTGATGATCAGAAGCGACCATTGGCTGTGCCAGTGCCTAACTTCAATGGTCAGCCTGCGATTGCTTCAGGTAATGGTGCGCCAGTGTACGGAAATAGCGGATACACAATTCTTGGCTTGCCAGTAATCACTGACGCAAACGTCATCACCACAAATGGTACAGGTACAAACGAAGACGTAATCATTTTGGGTAACACTCAAGAAGCACACTTGTTTGAACAAGGTTCAGGTGAGCCAATGATGTTGCGATTTGAGCAACCAAAGGCTGCTGAACTTGATGTAACAATGATTGTTTATGGTTACTCAGCGTTCACAGCAAACCGATATGACAAAGCGTTTGCGCTTATCGGCGGTACGGGATTAGTAACACCAACTTTCTAAGTTGATCAAATAGTTGTTCGGGTTGCTGATATCCTTCGGGGTGTCAGCAACCCTTACTATTTATGGAGAAAACAAATGAGTAAATATATTCAATCATTACTTGCAGAGCGTGCAGGCTACGAGCGCAGGGGTTTGAAAGATCGTGTTAAAGCGGTTGATGTTGCGCTTCGTGAGGCAGGTTTTGATCACAAATATATGACCCCTGAAATAGATGTTGAAGTTGCTGTGCAAGAATTGAAAACAGAAACGGCATCATTGAATCGTGGCAAAAAAAAGAAAGAATAAAATATGGCAATTACGAACGGTTACTGCACTCTTGCCGAATTGAAATCTGCGTTGCGCATTACTGATTCAACTGATGACACGCTTTTAGAAAATGCCATTGAGTCTGCTTCTCGGCGTATTGATGGTTACACAGGCAGATTCTTTTACCAGACGACTAGCACTGCTGTTCCGATGTTTCCTTACAACGAATATCTGTTGGTGTTTAATAGAGATGTTGCGACTGCAACAGTTACTATCAAAATTGATTCGTTAGGTAACGGCACTTATGCTCAGACTTTGACACAAGGCGTAGATTATGTTTTACAGCCTAGAAATGTTCCGATCTTTCCACGACCTTATGAATCGGCACGAATGGTTGGTGGCAATACTTTTCCTCTTTTGACTACGCCAGCGTTTGAGACTGTTCAAGTAACAACAGTTTGGGGTTGGGCTGCAATCCCTGATGATATTAACCAAGCAACAATTCTTCTTTCTATGCGCCAGTTCGCACGCCTTAACGCCTCTCTAGGTGTTGTGGGGTTCGCTGATATGGCGATAACGGTTCGTGCTGTTGACCCTGATGTGCGTGATCTTCTGTCGCCGTATCGCAGGTTTGGTATCGCTTAATGCCTGCCACAGTCTCTCAGGTCGCTTCAGGGCTTGCTACACGCCTCGCTACGATCTCTGGGCTTCGCACTTCTGCTTATCAACCTGAGCAACTCAATCCGCCGTTGGCGTTTCCTGTTTTGAACTCTGTTAATTATCATCGTGCGATGGGTGGCGGTGATGTCACTATGGACTGGACTGTTTTCTTAATTGTTGGCAGATATGTTGATCGGAATGCTTACACAATTCTTGATGGTTTTCTTTCCTACTCAGGTGCTACCAGTATTCGTGCAGCGATTGAATCAGATAAAACACTTGGTGGCGTGTGTCAAACTTTGGTGCTACCATCGGGTGCGAACATAACAAGTTTGAATTCTGCTGATGCAGAGTTTTTACAAATCCAATTTCAAGTAACTGTTCACGGATAGGAATGTGATGACAAACTATAAAGTTATAAGCGACAACTGCACACTCGGTAAACAGGGCGACAACATTAACGGCGATGATCTTGAAGGCTTGAATGTTGATGCGCTTGTTGCTGGTGGACATCTTGCTGAAGTTAATGTTAAAGTACTCAAACAAGAACCGAAAGAAATGGACAAATAAATATGGCAGTTTTAGTTTTAACAGATGCAGATATCACGGTCAACGGTGTGGTACTCAGTAATAAATCCAACAGCGTTTCTTTGAATTACGAAATTGACAGCGTTGAAGTAACGGCGTTCGGCTCACTTGGTCATAGTTTCGCAGGTGGGTTGCAAAACAATTCGTGCGACATTGAATTTATGCAGGACTTCGCAGCATCAAATGTTGAAGCAACTATCTATCCGCTTGTTGGCACACGGACATCAGTTACGGTGCGTGGAAGTAGTGCAGCAACAAGCGCCACAAACCCTCTTTACACTTTGAGCGGTACGTTCCTCGCAGCGCATACGCCTGTGGCAGGCGCAGTCGGTGAATTGGCGATGACTTCACTATCGTTTACTGGCGGAACACTCGTTAAAACAACTGCATAAATAAAAACTATTAGAAGGAGAACTAGTGCGAATTGCTTTAGAAGTTGAATATCTTGATGGTACGAAAGAACCTGTTGATGCAGTGTTCGCCGACTTTGTAGGGTTTGAAAGAACTTGGCAACGATCTGTAGTTAAGTTTGAACAAGAGATGCGTTTAACTGATCTTGCGTGGCTTGCTTGGTCTGCTCTTACACATCGGAACAAAACTAAATTAAAGTTTGACCCCGACTGGATTGGTACTGTTGCGCAGGTGTTGCCACGAGATGAGGCTGAAAGCCCTTTAGAGAAATAAAGTTCGGTGATGATTCCGCACACTGGCTGATCGCTCACCTTGCTCACGAGTATCATATTGCGCCAACAGTTCTACTCAATGAGAGCGAATCAATGTTGAACACGATGTTGGCTTATCATCGTTGGGTTGTTAAGCAATCAAATCTCAGGCGTAAATAAAGTATGATGTGCGACTATGCAAAGTGAAATAAAGTTTTACGGCGTCAATGAGACACTGTTCTATCTAAAGAACTATGAGAAAGAACTATTCAAAGAGTTTAGAACGAAGTTGCAAGACGCTGCAAAAGATTTGTCTGATCTTGTTGCTGATCGCTTTTCTAAATCACCGCCATTATCAAACTGGCATACATCAGGTGGGCGTAGAGGTATTGCAAGAATGCCAGCGTATAAACCTTCTAAAAGTTCTGTTAAAGCGATGTCAGGTGGATTTCAAAGAAAGACTGCAAAAGGTGAATACGCTATTTTGCGTATCCAACAAAATGATGGTGGCGCACAAGTTTATGATTCAGCAGGTTCACGGTTAGCAGGCAAACTTGGCAAAGGTTCAACATCAGGACAGAGGTTTGTTGCAAATCTTGATAAGCAACAGGAATCAGTTAGATCAGTAGGACACAAAACATTTCGTTCTCGTATTATGTTTGGTGCAGTTAAAAATAATGAACATTTAATTGAAGAAGCAGTTCTGAAAGTTGTCAAAGAAGTTGATGGCTACACTACAAAAAGAATTAATGCACAAGGCACAAGGTAATTTATGGCTGTTGGCATTAACATCATCACCGATTTTGATTCTAAAGGTATATCAAAAGCGATTGCCGAATTCAAAAAACTTGAAACGACTGCAGAAAAATCGGCGTTCGTTCTCAAGAAAGCGTTTCTGCCTGCTGTCGCTGTGCTTGGGGCGTTATCTGTTGCAGGGTTTAAGGCTGCACAGGCAGCAGCAGCAGATGAAGTTGAGCAAGCAAAACTGGCACAAACTTTACAAAAAGTTGTTGGCGCAAGTTCAGCAACGATTGCTTCAACTGAAGAACTTATTACGGCGATGTCAAAAGCATCAGGCACAGCCGACACAGAGTTGCGTGCTGCTTTAAGTTCACTGGTCATCGGTTCAGGCGATCTAACTGTTGCGACAAAAGGTTTGGCACTCGCTCAAGACATCGCAACAGCCTCATCTGCACCACTCGGAACAGTTTCCGATGCGCTAGCGAAAGCATACGCTGGCAACTACAAAGCACTTCAACGCCTCTCACCTGCTCTAAGAGAGTTGATCAAAGATGGCGCAAGCACAGAAGTAATCTTCCAACAGTTATCAAATACTTTCAGTGGTGCAACTGCTAACGCTGCCGATACTGCTGCTGGCAGAATGAAAATACTTAAAAACAATTTCAATGAATTACAAGAATCTTTAGGTGTTGCTTTGTTGCCTGTTCTAGAAAAATTTACATCAATGCTTATATCGTTGTTTGATTTTATAGATCGCAATCAAAAACTTGTAATGATTTTTGCTATCGCTTTTGGTTCTCTGGCTGTTGCTGTTATTGCTTTTAATTTGGCGATGAGTATTTCAACAGTGGTGATGACTGCGTTTGGTGCTACGGCTGCTGCTGCTTCGGCTGCTGCTGCACCTATTGCTTTAACTGTTGGTGCAATCGTTCTTGCTGTTATCGCTTTTGGTGCTGCGAGTATTTATGCGTACAAAAACTTTGAAACTTTTCGCAAGGTTGTTAATGCTGTAATCAATTTCATTATCAACTATCTAGAGTTTTTAGTCAATTCTTGGATTTTCGGTATCAACATTATGATCAGTGGAATCAATTTGTTAATTAAGGCTGCAAATGTTTTTGGTGCTGGTCTGCCATTGATTGCAAAGATTGGTGAGGTTTCGTTCGGGCGTATCGCTAACGCTGCAAAGAACTCTGCGAAACAGATAGAAGCAAATGCAAGGGCGTTGCAGTCTGTAAAAAATGCTGAACGGCAAGGCACTAACGCAACCTTTTCACCTGTTACCACCACTAATGAACCTGCTACTGGTGGGGTTGCAAAAGTAGTTGAAACTGTTACAGAGAAACTAAAAAAATATATTGACGCAATCAAAGGTGTAACACAGGCACAGCGTTCTGCTCGTGACGCAACAAAACAAGTTCTAGAAGCAAACACTGCTTTGAGTGAGGCGACACAGAAACTTTCTTTGGCTCAAGAAAACTTTAACCAAATAATCAGAGGGTATGGGCGAGACAGCAAGCAAGCAAACGACAAACAGAAGTTGCTTACAAAGGCGCAACGATCATTAGAGAAGTCTGGCTACGATGTTGAAGCATCAATTTTTGCTGTTAAAGATGCTGAAAAGAAACTTGCTGAGGTTCGTGCTGACCCTGAATCAAACTTAACGAATATCCGTGAAGCAGAGATCGCTTTAGCGCAAGCGAAACTAAATGTTGCCGATGCGACAGACTCGCAAGCAGAAGCAACTGACGCTTTAACAGAAGCACAAACAATGCTTGATGAGGTTGTGAATGGCGCAAAGATTGGCTCTGATGCTTACACAGAGGCGCTAGAGAAAGTTAATGAGGCTAAGGCTGCACAAGTTAATGCTTCTGACAAAGTTGTTGATGCGCTTGAGCGTGAGAAAGATGCTGTTGAGGCATTGGCTGAGGCAGAACAAAAGCGTGCTGACGCTGGCAAAGGTGTCCCTGCTGTGCTCAAGAAAACTGCTGACGCTGCGCAAGAAGTTGTGAGTGTTGTTTCTTCTGTTGTTGCACCTGTCGCTACTGTTATCGCTGATGTTGTTGAGGCTGTTAAAGCAGTTGTTGAAACTGCTGCGAGTGTTGTTGCACCTGTTGCGACAATAACAGTTCCTTCTGCTTTTGGTGGTTCTATGTCAAATATCGCTGAACAAACTGCCGTAAGCAGAGGTTTCATAACTCAAGATCAAGCAGATGCTTTATTCGCTAGACGGGCAACACCTTTTGCTAATGGTGGAATTGTTACCAAAGCGATGCTCGGAATGGTTGGCGAAGCAGGTGCGGAAGCAATTATTCCTTTAGATCGTTTAGGCAATATGGGCAACACATACAACATTTCTGTTACCGCAGGTATGGGTGCAGATGGTAAAGACATCGGGACACAGATTGTTAATGCTTTGAAAAGGTATGAGCGAACGAACGGTGCTATTCCGATTACGGTGGCATAGTGGCAACTACTCTTGCATCGGGTGAAGTTCTAACTGTTCTTGCTGAGGTTGGTTTCGTTACTAATCAGTTTCGTTTAGATGACGCAGTTGCAGGCGTTTTAGATAATACTGAATATGTTTTAGATGGAAACCTTCTCGGCGTAGATATCACCGAGTTTTGTCAAAACATTTCTATTACTCGTGGTCGTCAAGATCAGTTTGCACAATTCAACGCAGGTCAATGTTCAATCACTTTGTTAAATAACGATAGAAGGTTTGACCCGATCAACACAGCCTCGCCTTATTACGATGCAACAGCAGGTCGTTCGGGTGTTGTACCTCGTAGAAAAGTTACAGTTCAATCAGGCAGCAACTATCTTTTTACAGGGCGTATAACCGATATTGATGTTCAATACAATTACAATTTGAGTACGGTTGAGATTACTTCGGCTGATGATTTTGTTTTGTTAGCGAACACAGTTGTTGAAGCAGACATCACACCATCGGTAGAGTTATCGGGTGCGAGGGTTGGCTACCTTTTAGATTTGCCTGAGATCGCCTACCCTGCTGCTACTAGAGATATTGCTACAGGTTTGACAACGCTAGGTGCTTTCCAAATTGATGCAAACACAAACGCCTTAACATATCTGCAACAGATCGCCACAAGTGAACAGGGTGCTTGTTTTATTTCTGCTGATGGCAAACTCACTTTCACTGATCGCCTTGCAGCAACCTTTGCAACTATCTCGGCGGTGTTCGCTGATGATGGCACGAACATTCCTTACACAGCGCTATCAGTTGTTTATGGTCAAGAGTTTCTGTATAACAGGGTTCAAGCAACAGTTCAAGGTGGCACAGTTCAGCCTGCTGATGATGCTGCCTCGCAAACCGAGTTCGGTGTTTCTACTTTGGCGTTAAGTGATTTGTTGCTGGCAGATAATACTGCTGCGCTTACTTTGGCGAACTATCTGTTGGGCTTGTATAAGAATCCGCAGTACCGTTTTGATGATCTAGGTTTGGTTGTTTCTGCGATGTCGGCTGGCAACCGCAACACGATTAACGCTTTAGAGTTGCAGGACACAGTTTCTATTAAGCGCACTTTCACTACTGGTTCGCCTGCTTCTGTGACAGATTTTTATGCGATAGAAAGATTGAACCATCAGATTACGGCAGGCGAGCATCGTGTTTCTATTGGTTTGTTTAATGCTGAAATCTTGTATCAACTGATTTTGAATGATGCCACATTTGGCACGCTTGATGGCGACAACGCCCTTGCTTAGTGTACAATAACCGAAATGGCACGCCAATCGTTTACAGCAGCGCAAATCCTGACCGCTGCACAGATGAACACGCTTCAAGACAGCGTATGGTCTGATGATGTAAACACGCAAACAGGAACTTCGTACACACTTGTTTTAACTGATTCAGGCAAACAGGTTACGATGAGTAACGCTTCAGCAAGCACGCTCACAATCCCACCAAACGCCTCTGTAGCGTTCGCTGTTGGTGTTCGCATACAGGTTATTCAGTTAGGTGCAGGCGCAGTAACTTTGACTGCTGGTGCAGGCGTGACAGTTAATTCGCTTTCTACTTCTCTTATTCTCGGTCAGTATCAGGTGGCTACTTTGATTAAGCAGGCAACTAATACTTGGATTGCTAATCTTGGCGGTTCGGGTGGTGCTGCTGATAGTGATCAAGGTATTTTGGCTAGTCAAGTATTCGGATAACAAAAGGACATTATGGCATCAACATTTAGCAAGCAACTTCTTTCAGGTAGCACGAATGGTAAAGCGATCAAGGTTGCTGCGACTGCTACGGCTGGCACAACAATTCATACAGCAGTTTCGGGCACTAGTAATCTTGACGAGATTTGGTTGTATGCGGTGAACAGTTCTGCTTCGTCAGTAAAATTGACTTTGGAGTGGGGTGAGGCTTCTGCGCCTGATGGCAATATTGAATTGACTGTGCTTGCTGAGTCGGGGCTTGTTTTGGTTTGTGCTGGTTTGTTGTTGCAGAACTCGCTTGTTGTTAAAGCGTTCGCTGGTACAGCCAATGTGATCTTGTTACACGGATATGTAAACCGAATTACTGTTTAGGTTTTTGTGCCAAGACCGCACGCACCTCGTACTAGGGTTTCAACATATCTAAGTGACTGGATGCCGTTAGGTGATGAGCCGTATCAATTTCGCTCTGGTTATATTGGTGGCGGTAATTCTACCGCAATTTATAAGAATACTTTTTCATCAGACACAGCAACTACATTGAGTGCAACTTTGACAAGTAATGTTTCTGCTCTTGCAGGTTTTGTAAATAGTGGAGTTGCAGGATATTTTGTTGGCGGTAATGATGGTGCAAGAGTTACCACTATAGATAAATTAACTTTTCCGTTAGATACAAAAACGACTCTCGGCACAGGTTTAAGTGCTGCTAATTTTAGACTTGGCGCTTGGTCTAATAATGGAGTGGCGTGTTATGCAGTCGGCGGTGACACATCGGCTGGAATAGTTGGAACAGTAGATAAGTTTGCGATGCCAGCAGAAACTCGCACTACGGGAACATCTTTAACTACTGCTCGCCGTGAGGCAGGAAGTTTTAGCAACAACGCTGTTGCTGGTTATATTGCTGCTGGTCAAAGTGGCAGTTATTTGAACAGTATAGAGAAACAAACTTTTCCGTCAGATACAGCCACAGCAGTAACAGCAACGACAACTAATGCTGTAGAGGGTTTATCGGCGTTTAGTAATTCAGGTGTTGCAGGCTACATGATGGGTGGTGGAGATACTGGTTCAACTTATTACGCTACGGTTGATAAATTAACTTATTCAACGGAAACTAAGTCCACACTCGGTACGGGTTTGATAGGCGTGCGACTTAATTTGTCGGGTTACGCCGATGTAGGTGTTGCAGGTTACGCTCTTGGTGGACAGAATCAAGCAAACACTTATCAGACGACTGTTGATAAGTTTGCTTTTCCGTCAGATACTCGTTCGGTTGGTACAGCGTTGCCAGCCACAAAATCTAGTCTCGCTGGTGCATTTGCTGATTGTGGGGTGTTCTGATGCGTTTTGATTCTAGAGGTTTAGTCTCAACCTACATATCTGACTGGATGCCAACTAACGATAGGCGTGTCAGTGTTGCAGGATATTTTGGTGGCGGTGCGGTAAGCGGTGGCGGTTTAACAAACATAGACAAACTCGCTTTCGGTACTGAAACAAAATCCACGATCTCGGCAACTTTAACAACTGCTATCTATGCTGGCGGTAGTTGCGCAAACTCTGGTGTCGCAGGCTATTTTGGTGGTGGTTATGACTACAACGCTAGTGTCGGTGTGACTTCAATTCAGAAGTTGGCGTTTCCTGCTGACACAAAAACTAATTTGGTTGCTGTTCTTGGTGGCGCAAACATCAACTTAGCGTCAATGGCAAACTCAGGTGTTGCTGGTTATTTTGGTGGTGGCGATGAAGTGGACAGAATAGATAAATTAACTTTCTCATCAGATACAAGAGCAACTCTTGCAGCAGTTTTAAGCACACCAATTTTTACTTTCTCTGCGATGGCAAACTCAGGTGTCGCAGGATATTTTAACGGTGGTACGGATAATCCTGTTGGTAATTATAATCGGATAGACAAACTTCTTTTTTCAACTGACACTAAAAGCACCTTAGCGGCAACTTTGACTACAATTTGCTCTAGCACAAGCGCATCGGCAGATAATGGTGTCGCTGGATATGTTTTCGGTGGTACTGGCGTTAGTGGTGACTTGTCACGAATTGACAAACTTCTATTTTCTACTGAGACTAGAACAACTTTGACCGCTACCTTATCGGCAATAATAAATGGAACTACGAGTATGGCTGATACAGGTGTCGCTAGTTATGTTGGTGGCGGTACTACGCCAAGAACAAATGCAATCCAAAAACTTGCTTATGATACAGAAACAAGGACAACTCTTGCTGCTACTTTGACAACGGCGAGTTCAAAGGTATTTTCGTTTGCGGATTGCGGTGTGTTCTGATGCGTGAAGATATCCAACTCTCTTTCATTGAATGCCAGATGCCACGCACCCCATACCAACTAGAACGCTTTGTGGTCGGGCAACACGACACACCCGAAATGCAATTCGTTCAAGTATGCAGAGAACTAGAAGCCCTGTACTACACGATAAAAGAAGTCGGAATGGCGAACAAGAAAACTGAACTAGAGATAGCAAAACTTCGTGCTACAGGTGACGAGATTGATGCGATAGACGCAGACATTAAAGAACTCGGTTTAGAACGAACACGGCTTGTTGCTATCGGCGCACGCCGTGAACTTGATGAGTTAATCAAAATGTATGATGCGATGCCTCACTTCACACGCCAACAAATAGACGAATCGCAACCTGATTACTGGCAGGCACGACTCGGCAGGCAAGCAAATCTACAGATGATGGCTGGCGGTGCAGGTTGGGCGCACCTAGAAGCCTTAGATCAGATCGGTGTTCTTAAACCTATGATTCAAGCGCAACAAGAAAAAGCAAAGGAACTATTATGAAATATGCACAGTGGACTATTAGCCGACCTGAGGGTTCTACTCCTGAGCCTTTGATTCGTAGTCGTGGCGGTCAAGCATCGGGTGGTTTTATGAAAGACGCTGAAACAGTTGTTGGCTATGTTTGGTCTGATTGTGATCTGACAGGTTTAGATAAATGGAACTTTTCTACAATGACAAACACGCAGGCGATGACGATTGCGAAGGGTTTGAATCCTGAGTGTTTCTTTGGTGATGATGGCACGATTCAAGCACCACAAGTTGCGGTATAAATGTTGCCTAAGTTGCGGTATTGTACCCCTAAACGGGTTTCTAGGCTTACCAAAATGTTTTCTACCCTAGATGCTTCGGTGTTTAGGTTCAGACCTGTTTTGATCACGGGTCTTTGTTTTTAACTATGGGTTCAACTTGGTGATTGTTTCTAATCACGAGCCTGTTTTGTTTCTAAGTGCGAGGGCGAACAGTAG